CAATGTATGAATCATTTTATGTGGATCATTCTTTGCATACTGGCACTTTGGTTTTGGGCGAACACCTGTTTCAATAGTAATGTATCGTGGGTTATCAGGAAATCCTTTTTTCTTTTCTTCGGGTTCACCTACAAAATATACCCACCCTTCATCTCTCAACATACCTGTCCAAGATTCTCTTTCCCAGATAACATAGTCACCTATTTGTGGATGGTATTCCATTCTAATGCCTCAGATACAATTGGAAACTGTTCTACAAATATTTTCCTACATTCTGCAACAACATCCATGTGTTCTTTCTGAGTACCATGTGCAGATCTTAGATCAATATAATGAATCCATGAACGTACACTACCAGTCATATACAAACGTGTTGGTGTAGCAAGAGGTAGTACAAACCGAGCACACTCTTTAGCAATACCTGCTTCAAGCATCTCTTTGTATAGATGCATACCATCAACAAAATGTCTTTGCATCTTTAATTCAAAATCTTGAACCACGAATGGATCAAGATCATCTATAGAATTCTGTCTATTCTTTGTATCCTGCCTTCGTAATTTTGGCATAGGAATTTCCTTACCTAACAAACTACTGTCGGCATATCTCTGACTAAATTCCTGAAATGTAAATGATCTGTGTCTTAGTATCTGTGCGGCAAGTCCTCTGGTGGTATTAATCTCCACCGTCATATGTGCCTGTTCAAAGACCGACCAATGGCCATGCTTTACGCAATAACCTAACAATCCAGCTACCTTTGGATTCTCTTGATTGTTTGGGTTGCTGACTCTCGCCACGTACCCCATCGTCTCCTCCGCTTTCGGAGTTACGCTTACTAAATTCACTTGATTCATACTTTTTTCTCAGTTTAATACGATGTTTTACAAGTTTAGCGAACCTTACTTCCTCATCTGTATACCAGTCAGGATGTTTCTTAGCCATTTTTATTATCTTCTTTGCTGCCTTCTTGTCCTTCATTCTCGTTGTTGCTTTTTCTTCTTTTTTGGCGGCGTTGCCGTCCTCGCTTTCCACAACGCTGGGTTTATTCTTCCTTCGGATTGTTTCATCCATTGGAAACCCTTTTTATATTTGTCATAATAATGATCAAATAATTCTACCTGCGTTCCAGCCATACTAATATCATGATGAAGTGCTCCATCATCTTTTTTATAACAAACTAAGAAAGCTGTGTAAGGTAATTTCTTATCTTGAGCTAACTTAGAATCACAGTCTTCATGAATTATCCTCATGAACGTTTGCCCCATTGGATATCAGGGTATGCTTCATCTACACATGCTTTAGTAATCTTATATTTCTTTTGAAGATTACCATCCTTAACCATAACAATTAAGTTTGCTTCATCTACATGTAGACCTTCTAGTAATTGAATAAACATTCTTTCTCTAGTAGCCCTGTTTAGAGTATCATTACCACCTTTAACAAAGTGATATAAAGTTCTATACTCTTGTAGAAGTCTTGTGTGTTCAGTACCAGCTGGTGCATCATTCGGAGTGAATGGAACATCACCTTCAGGAACCATACTAACAGCAGTTGTATCATAGTTCCAAATTAAAATTGAAATTAAAGCATCTGTTCTTAATTTCTTTAATAATTCAATCTTCTTTGGTTTTGTTTTAGCATTAGATACTTTCTGTAAAACTTCAGAAAGTAACATTTGGTTTTTGTCTAGATCGGCCATCTTAAAAGTCCTCCAAGTTATTCATTAATGAAACCAATTTGTGTTCAACAAAATAGTCAACAGACAATTTTGTTCTATCATTACTATTTAACGATCTAAATTCATCGAGAATTTTAACTCTTAAATCATCTGGAATACAATCCAAATCTATAAGAGTCCTATTTCGTTCATAGTTATCAAGCTTTTCTTTAGTATTACAGAACACAGATGGATCATCATAGATCCATTTCTGTAAGTTCTTTTTACTAATAGGTCGCTGTCTTTTATTAGTGACAAAAGTATCACCAGAGGATAAGAAATTGGGTATACCGTCACTCCTATCTCCTTTAATGATATGCTCTGCAATATACTCTATAGGATTGTGTCCATTAATAAAAGTTTTTTGTAGAGGATTGTACTGTGTCACAGTAGAAAACTTCCTTAGTTGAATGAAATCTTTATCGCCAGATAAGATAAGAATCTTATCTTTAGGGAGACAATGAAATTGATACTTACATAAAGCACTGATTATATCATCTGCTTCAGCACCTTCAACTTCCATGACAATATAAGGAAAGTTATCCCTTATCTCATCACGAATCTTATTCAAAATTTCAAAGATAGCATTCCAATCATGGTTAGATTTTTCTCTATCTTTCTTTCGGTTCTGTTTGTAAAAGGGAAAATAGTCTTTTCTCCAGTAGTGCTTACTATCATAACAGAGAACCATGTCACCATAATCTTCTCTGAATTTTCTATTGTAAGACTTTAATGAGTTCAAAACCATATGACGAACTAGACTTTCATCAAGTTTATCGCCAACCTTTATCTGCATCATCAAATTACTGATCATGCATTGGTTCATATCAACGAGAATCATAATTACTCTTCTTCAAGTTCCTCCTCATCTCTGTCAAACATAACTGTTAAGAGTTCTGTTTGGTCTACAGTGCCATCTTTATTCAACATCTCAGGATGAGATATTGCTTTAGCATATGCTGCATTATCAATGTATGCATCAATGTAGTCTTTGGCAATCCAAGCTGTCAACCCTCCTAAAAGGAAACTTCCTAGTGTGACTAGAACAACTATTGCTGTCATCATGGCATTACTCCCAATCTGTAATTATTTAGAGAGGAGAAGATTATTTCTCCTGTATTATAACATGTAAAAATTATTTGTCAAACCTCAATCAGTTTCCTATCCTTTAAAAAACTTATAGTGTCCACACATCCGCCAATAACTTCTCTAGTTCCGCCAGGAGCTATATCTACCTGTACCTGTGGAAACATTGATCCTTCACCAAAGACATCGTAGAACTGATCTTTAGTAAATTCTTTATCTAATTTATATACAACGTATCTCTGATTTGCCAATGATAAAAGCTGAACTACCTTTTCACAATACGGGCATCCATCCTTAGAAAAAACTGTAAAATCCATTCGTGAATATAAAAAATTATTTAGTTTGAATTTGTTCTGTTGTGTCGGATGTTCCCAACCACACACCAACAATAGGTATACCAATAAGTACAACCCTAAGAAGACCAGTAATGGCCAAAATTGCAATAGCAGATTTAGTTTGGTTTATCATAAGTAAAAATAGTAAGTAAAATAATAAGAGTTCCTAGTGTTACTACTGTTAAAAACAATTCAAAAGTAAAATGATGTAATAGTCCAGACATTTATTTGTTACATTTTGTAATATTTATAACAAATCATTGAGTGTAATGATACTACAGAGTTCTAATCCATGTTCTTTCATTGTCTCTACAGCACCTTCTTCACGATCTATAATCGTTACCACTCTATCCACACTGTATCCCGCTTCTCTTAGTCTCTGAACCGCTTTAAGAGCAGACCCACCTGTTGTAGTAACATCTTCTAGAACAGTAATCTTAGTCGCTTCTAGAGGTAATGGCCCCTCTATCCATGCACCTGTACCATGACCTTTAGGTTCCTTTCTAACAATCAATCCAGAACATTGCATAGTTAAAGCAACACCTGCAACTAAAGGATCAGCACCTAATGTAAGACCTGCTACAACGTTAGTGTTGATTAATTTCTTCATAAGGTATGTTATTAAATGTAATCCTTCACCATCTAAGGTTACTGGTTTACAATTAATGTAATGTTCACTTGTCTTACCAGAAGAAAGTTTAAATTCTCCTTTCCTATAAGCACGTTCTCTGATTAATCCAATCAATTCATTCTTATAATCCATTAGTAATCACCATCTAGTAATTTCTTTACCCATTGTTTTTGTCCACAATATCCATGAGCATCACCTGTTTCCATATTGTAATGTTCATTGATATGCATTACTTCTATCATCAGAAATACACCTATCAACATCATTGGCATATGCCATAAGGGATGTCCAAAGACTTCGCAGAACTCTTTATAGTAATCCTTAAATTTCATCTATGAATTTATAGGGCATTTTATATATGTGGTAGGTTCCTATCGCCGCTATTCCTGAACCTACCAAAGGGGAATACCGCAGTCTAGGTAGCGAAACCTTGACATATTAATTATAACATAAAAAAAGACCCCCTACAATGTAGAGGGTCTTATGTGTGTATTAACTAATCTAAATTAGAATACGAACTTAACACCTAGTTTAGCACCCCAGTCAACGATGTTGTCGCCAGAAGCGTCTTCACCATTAGAGATTCCACTTAGTTCACCATATGCAGCAAGATCTTCTGCAACAGCAACGGAAGCACCAACCTTACCAGAAAGTTCTGTATCTGTATCGTCAGCAGACTCAGAATGAACTAATGAAGGACCACCTTGTACATAGTAAGCAATCTTACCTTCGGTTCCAGTTGTTCCTTCGTATCCGATATGAAGATCTGTAGTTGCACCAGAATAGTCTCCATCAGGATATGATAGGTTGCTCTCTACGTTCACATATGGACCAGCAAAAGCTGCACCAGCGAGTAGGAATGGAGATGCTGCAACAGCAGCGATTGTTGATTTGATAGACATGTTATTTTTAGAGTGTCTCGCAAGGGAAAACCCTGCGGATGATAGACTGCCCCGACATGGGAGTCTGTTTTCATTCAACGCAGGGTTACGATTCTTTCGAGTCCTTTGTTTAATTCTTTATAATTGGCACATGTGCCAGTTATGATTTATTTATAATATCAGTTCTTTTGAAATATGTCAAGTGGTATATGTCACTTCTCTAAGTGGCACCAGCTTAACGAACTGTTCATTTAAGTTGTAGAACAACTTATAATTGGTAGTACTAACCCAATAACCAATGATATCATTGCCATCACAGTTAAAACCGTAGCCAGTTAATGGTTCATTAATACCATCAATTCTGAAGGTCTTTGTTTTAGACCCCAAGTATGTTGAGAATTTTTCATCGAGATTAATCATAGCGATGTCGTTTTCAACATATTTTACCATAAGGTTTTATTTTTATGAAGGCCCCATCTTCATCATCTGTCGCAATAGAAAACTCAAGTTCTACATCATGTGGCCACATTAGTTCCTCATATAAAGCATTGAGGCGATCCATATCTTCATATAGATCATTAATATGTCGTTGTTCTTCCATATTATTGTTCTTTTCTTTTATCTAGGCAAAGACAAAAGACATTAGACTAGGGTTTATAAAAGTATAAACTGCTAGAAGAGAAATGAAAATGACCTGATACATGGTAGGTAATAATACTCAACATATTATATAGGTATTTTTACTGTTTGTCAAGATCCCTTTCCATATGGGTTGCTAAATCATACTGTCTTTTAAGGTAAGCATACTGATTAGCTTCTTTAATCTTTTCTTCAATCTCTTCTCTGATCCTTTCAATCAAAGTCATGAATACTCTCCGATCCACCTATAGAAAATGGGTTGTACTTTGCAGTAGCAATCCTATACATTTTTTCATGAATAGTTTCTTCTTCCTCTATAGGTTCATCACCCAATTCAGGAAGCCATTCACCTACATCTGGATCATTATCAGTTGCAATTGGCATAGAATCTAATGGATTATATTTGTAATTTTTATCAAACCATTCATCATAAGGTAATTCTGGTAGAGGCATAGTTTTTTAAGACTATCTAGGCACCACTTGGAACTGGTACTGCCATTGGTTGTGTTATTCTAACACCTTTACCTCCATCTTGGTCATCGTCATCATCATTGATGGCACGAAGTATTAATTCTACTAAAACCAATGCAGCCATCGGGTAGAAAACCCAAAGAATGGCTGCAAATGGAGTTATTGTATTGGTGTCTACTATGAGATCACTCATGAGATATTATTCAGCGATTTTACTTACGAATAAGTATTTAGTTATGTAAAATATTGAAACTTGGTATAAACACCTACGACTGCCCAAAAGGCAACCATTGCAAACCTACCGTTTGCTCGGTTCCAAATTGCTACGTTAGTATTTTCCATTAGAATATGCCTGGAATGATTTGACCTGTGGTTGCATAAGCACCTAGTGCTGCAGTGATGCCTAGCATCGCCATCCAACCGTTAAACTTTTCTGCTTCTGGTGTCATTGTTTTTCTCCTTTTTGGATTGAGGGTTAAAAGTGACTCGCTGTGCGAGTGGTGTAAAGACCTTGGTTATCTAAAAGATACCAGGCATAACTTGTCCGAATAGGATATAGTTATGGATTGCTGCAAAGAAACCAATCATCGCTAAGCGACCATTTAGTGCCTCGGCATTTTTCCAGTATCCTTCGTAGTTTTCAACGTACTGCATAGGTGGTTCAGAAGCGAACATGTTCTGCTTACCATACTCAGTAGTTGTGTACTTCTTCATACTGGGAGTTGAAGTTGTCATTCGTTTGTAAAGAAACGTAACATAATTATATAGGAAAGATTAAATCTTGTCAAGAAACTTAACATTGTGGAAAACCGAACAATCAATCAACAACCCTGTCAAACTTCATGTGACCAAACCTGTTGCCCCAAACGATATCAGATTTATCATTGACATTAATACCAAGATCAATTACCCAGTATTCATTTTCTGACATACGGATATCACATAATTCATATGCCATTACTCCATTAACATCAACAATACATCCTTGTCCTGTACTCTTACCATACCAATGACCAGGCTCTTCTTGATAGAACTGAATGTCACAGTTATGTTTATATTCTAGATCCCATGTAAAACTTTTAGCGATAAGAAAGTTTTCTTTCTGCTCGACTTTAATTTTATATTGTTTGTAAGGATTACTTAGATCATGATTATAAGCCTGAGTACATGAGAAAAACCCCATACCCAAATTCTTATGTTCAATAACTACATGTGCAAATTCAGCTGGTCTTGAATAAGACTGTCTTTTATTATCAAATTTGCCAACAAAACATTTTATAAAGTGATTCATTATATGTCAGTGTGTTTATAATTTTCATAATACTCATCACCAGACTCAACATTCTTAAATTGATCTTCTGGAACCATGGCTATTAATCTTCCATCAGGTTGTTCAACCAAGAACATCTCTCCAGCTTCACATCTATCAAGATATTTCTCTGGATTTGCATCCATATCTGATTGTTTAATTGTTTCCATGATCAAAACTCTCTCTTGTCTGCATAATAATCACCCAATGCTCCACTCATTAGAGTTTCACTTATCTCACCTGCTGGGGTGGTAATGGTAGGTTCCACATGGTCATTCTTCTTACCAAATGGTATTTTGGTTACTGGAGCATGTGGATTTGGCATCTTTCGTACCATCTCAAGTACATCATCACGTATATCTAATAACTCATAAAAACATTTCTGGTTATGAGCACAACCTCTAAGTCTATCATCAGGTTTATGCAATGACTCTAGCATTAAAGTCTTTGCACGATCCCACTTTTCTAATGCAGATTCTTCCATAGGTATGTCAGGGTTTCATATTAGTTATAAGATCAACGAACCTCAAAGTTTTGCTTCCTGATTTTCCTTTTAGGTTTAGATAAAAGAACAGGTTTTGACTTCGTTGAGTCATCGGAGGAAGTTATTACAACAAGCGACATATCGTTTGCAGAAACAACATCACCATTTACACAAGCCATATTATCACATCCACAACATTTCATCTGTATCGAATGTGACACTACAGTATTGTTACAACTCTTGCATCTAATTTCTATCATTTGTCTAGCATGTTTACTACATCAGGTAATAATGTATGTTCTCTTCTTTGTATCCTTTGAGTCAATGTTTCTACAGTATCAGTTACTTCTATTGGTACTGCAGCTTGTTCAATGATCTCACCACCATCTAATTCTTCATTAACATAGTGGACAGTACATCCTGTAAGTACATCATTACTATCAAATGCCCTCTCTATGGCATTCAAACCTTTATACTTAGGCAATAATGATGGATGTATATTAATAATAGGACAATGAAATCCAGATGGATTCTTAAGGACTCTCATATACCCTGCTAATATAATAAGATCAACTCTCCACGCCTCGAAGAGTTTAACCATTTCATTCTCATGTTTATGTGATATTCTACAATGTGGTATACCTAATTTTACAGCTCTTTTAGCAGCACCACATTGTTTAGTGTTGTGTATCATCAACACAACTTCATGTTTATTACATGTACGAACTATGTTCTCGAAGTTGGTTCCGTTGCCAGAACACATAATTCCTAGTCTCATCTTTTTATCCACCTCGGTAAATAAAATACTAACCAAGAAAGAGTCCAGAAAGTTGCTAAAACAAGTACATGTAACAATCTAGGAGTGTTTACTATCAACCCAAGAGTTACAAGTCCCATCCAAACATAATCTAAAGTACCGTGGAATCTATACCATACATTCGCACCATACTTATCAATAAATTTCTGCCTCTGTCTTGCAAACCACGGTGATACATGACGCATCATAACAAATCCCTCATTGAGGAACATAACAGTAAATCCAATCCAGAAAATCATGTGTCAAACAAAGCATGTTTTGATGTACCAGCATTATCATTAGAGATATTTCCTATTCCAGTCTCTTCAGTTTCTTCTAGTTTATATTCCCAATCTTCTATCACAGTATTAGATAACATCCTATCAGATAGAAGATCCATTTGTTCTCTTGCTATCTCTTCTGTCTCTGCATCAAACCAGAAATCTATTGCTTTACCAATCCTCAACAAAT